CGTTACTATATGAAGGATCATAGACCCAATTAACAGTTGGAGTACCAAGATATGTTAAATAATTTTTATTAGCTATATCTGTACCACCATATTTAAGGCCAAATATTGTTCTATCTTTAGGTAAATCTACTGTGCGAGTAGGATTTTGAATTCTAATATTAGTTACCCCTAATCCTAATGGGGAGTTTGGGCCACCAGGATATGATAATAATATACCTTCACCTGCAAAATTTGATATACCAAAAGGATTAATAGATAAAGAACCTAATGGTTTTTTTTCTACTTTAGCAGTATATGCTAAAGTTAATCTATTTTCATATCCTTCACCTTGTAAGAATTGAGATTGTGGATTTACTCCTAATCCTTTAGTAGCATAATAATAACCATAAGTACCACCATTAAAATATGATGGTTCTACTGGGTTTAATCCTTGTTTATTAAAATGAAAACCTAAAGAATTTAAACCAGCTTGGGCTAATGTTCCTAATGGATTATAAATTCTATTAATGTTAACTAATTTAGGATTTTGTCTTTCTAATAATTGTTGTTTAATAGTAAACAATACCCCACTAGGAGTTTTTGTATCAGTAAAGAACTTAGATAATCTTTTTACATCCTGGAAAGAGCTAACAGGGTTTAAGTATCCATTACGTAGTAGAAAATCTGCTGACGTTGGAGCAAAACCCTCAGGTATGGGAGTGGTAATGTAAGGTTGGTTACTTGAACCACCTCCTCTTTGATCATTACCATATCTGAGAGATTTAAGATCAGTTCTTAAATCAATTAATCCCATTATCCTGGTAAGTTATCAATATATTTTGGAGGAGTTTGACCGTCTAAATCTAATTGAGATCCTACTAATGATGCTGGGTCTAAAACTGATACTTGTTGGTTGTATGCAGTTGGAGTTTGACCATCAGTATTTGTTAGTAGTGATCCTTGTGTTGTTAGTATGTCTAGTAGTCCCATGATTTTTATGTTTTAAAGGTTTATTATAAATATTAGCTATTATTGAATCTGAACAGAACCTATGTTTAGTGCTGTTCCTACTTTTGTAGAATCCATATATACATCACTATTTTTATTTAGTATTTGATTAAGTACATTCTCTACAGCTGATAGTTTGTCTATCATAGGTTGTAAATTAATAGATGGTGAAGAAGATTGTTGTGCTTGTTGTTTACCTTTACCTTTACCTTTACCTTCTAAGTCAGTTCCTGCTATAACAGTATCTTTATCATTTAACGCTATTGCTCCTTCAGGTGCTAACAAAGTACGTTTACCATATCCATTTGATCCTTTACCAGCAGACATAACGTCATTACCTTTTAAGAATTTATAACCTAAAGCTACAGAAACACCTGCTGCTGCTAAACCTAAAGCCCAACCAATAACTGGGATTTTAGAAAGGGATGATATAGCTGACATAGCTGCTGTACCTATATTTCTAATTAATTCTGTTTTAGATATTGTTGCTCCTTGTAATTTAAGAGCATTGTATCCAACCTCTAATAAGTTTCTTGTTCTCTTCCATCCTAATGTTATTTTTTCTCTAACAAATTCAGCAGCACTAAAGCTAGCCATTATTACTTTTTTAGCTAAACTCTTTTCATCTAATGTTAAAGCATAAGTTTTAAGACCAGTTATTCCTTGTTCTTTTATTAAACTTAATAATAATTGCGCGTTGTATACTACTCTAGTTCCAAGACTTTGTTTTTCCATTATTCCTTGAACCTTTTTTTCACGTGAAATAAAAGATTCTTGATCTAATTGTAAAGCTTTAAGAGCATAATTTGCTCTATTTACAGCTAAAGTAGATGTTTGTATTATTTGAATACCTTTATATATACCATATATAGGCAATAAGTATTTACCTAATTGTACAGTCCATTTAACCATTTGTCCTAATACCCCAACTATTGGAGCTATTACATCAAATATCCCCATGAATACATCTAAAACAGGCATTAATGGTTCTGCTAATGATACAAATACTTCTTTTAATTTCTCCATAGAAGCAGCAAATCTTTCTTGTATATTCTGGCCTGAGTATAAATTAGCTAAATTTTCGTCTCCTAAACGTTTTTTAGCTTCTTCTAATCCTACTTCTTTAACTAAATTATCAAATTTTTCTTTAGCACTTTTACCTTCTACTCCAGATAATCTAGCCATTGCTTCTCTTTCTAATAAAGATTGAGCTAAATCTTCTCGAGTCATTCCAACAGATTTAGCTAATGCTTCTTGTTGAATAACATTCATTTTAGTAAAGTCTGCTGCTGTTCCTGTTTGTTTAGCTATTTCTGAAGCTACTGTAGCTATGTCTCCATTTAAAGCAGCTAGTCTAGCTTTTTCTAAATTAAGTTCTTTGCCTGTTAATAATTCAGCTTCTAATTCAGCTGATATGCTGTCTTCAAATTGGAGTAGTGAACCAGCTATAGCTTCAACTTTTTCTAAACTAACACCTAATGCTTTAGATTCAACAACTGCTTTAGCTAGTTCTTCAGGTTGTCCACCTAATGTTAGTAAAGTAGCTTTAGATATATGTTGTATATCTTCTAATATTTGTTTTTCATTTAAAGCTAAACCTTTAGAGGCTGCTAAAGCAGCTGCTTGACCTAGGAATTCTGAGGTAGATGCTTCAACTTCTTTTCCAGTTAGTACTGTAGTGCTAAATAAAGCCTTAGCAGCTTCAGAAGTAACACCTGCTTCCTGTGTTAATCGAGTGTATGAGGTTAATGCTTCTTCACTTATATTAGCAAATGTTCCAAATTGATTATTTAATTCAATGAAAGCTTCTGTTAAACCCGCAGTGGTAACATTTAATAAATAAGATTTATTAGCAGCTGTGTTTAATGAGTCTGATATTCCTAAAGCAGATTTATATGATATACCAAAGTTTTTAGCTAATTTACCCGCTGAGTCGTCTAAAACTGTAAATGCACTTATAAGTTGATCAACAAAAAATGTACTAACAGCTAATGGATCTTTTAAATTTTCCATGAGTGATTTACCCATTGAACCAATCCCTGCTTTTAATACTTTAAATTTATTAGCGAATGTATTAGTATCTCCATCAGCTTTTCTAATTTCTTCAGCTAATTCTTTCATTTTTTCATTAGCCTCATCTATACCAAGTTTAGTAGCTAATTCTGAAAATCCTAATCCACTTAAAGCTGAGCTTAAACCTTGGGCTGCTGCTCCACCTAAACCAAGAAGACTATCAATTTCTGCTACTTCGTCTCCTACTCTTTGTAATGTAAGTACTAAACCTTTAAATAACTCATCTTCATCAGCTATTATAGCTGCATTTTGGGTTAATGCCGCTGCGTTTTTACTGATGTTTTCATTAATTTTTTCGTAAGCTTTTAAAGATTTTTTTAATTTTGCATCAAGTTCATCAGCTAATTTAAGATCTTTTTCAGTTATATCTTTCTTTTTATTTAACTTATCAATTTGAGCTTTTAAATTATTTTGGAGACTAAGATTACTAATTCTATCTGCTTCAAAATCTTTTGCTTTAGTTTTTAATAATTCTTGAGCATTCTCAAGTCTTACTTTTTCTTTTTTTACTTGTTCAGTTAACTTTTTTATTTCTTTAGTAGATAAATCAGATATTCCTCTTTGATGGAATTGGATTTTTTCTGAAATAGATGATAATTTATTATAGCCTTTTACAGAGTCTCTAATACCAATATTTTGATTAGTAACTTCTTGGGTTATTTGTTTAAAACCAATAGCCGCGGCTGAAATATCGGCTGTAATTTCATCCCATTCTTCATTTAAAGATTCAAATAAATGTTTAATAACACCAGCATTTTTTTCTAAATCTTTTAAATTAGTAGTGTTAATATTTTTATTAAGACTAGCTGATAGTTTTTCTATTACTTTCAGTTGTTCTGCTAATTCTTTTGCTTCTTCTTTAGATAATGCCATAATTTAGGTATATATGATAAATATTAAATAAATAAAGAATTAATATTTAGGTGCTTTACCTAGTTTACCTTTAAAGTGTGATGGTAGTTCAACTTTTCCTTCTTTAATACCACTAGTTTGAGAACCTAAATCTTCATTTTGTGATTCATTTTGTTTTTCATAGTGTTCTTTTAACTTATGGAAAGTAAATTTGCGAAGCCAAGAAGGCATGTTATAGACTGTAGCCCAGTCATAACCACCTTGGCCATGAAAAACTATTTCATGAATTTGAGTAAATAAATTAGATCTAACTATTGGGATTATCTCAGATGTCAGGCCAAAAAAAGCTAAGTCCAACTGGAATTGAGACTTTCTCATCGCTTCCTTCTGGAAAAAAGGTCAGATCTACGTCTGGTTGCACCTCCTTTATATACTCCCTTAATGCTCTGGAGTCACGAGCCAACAATTGTTGGTCAACAAAACTTCTAATATCTTTAGGATCTCTATTTCCACCAACTGATGTAATAAGATATTTTAATCGAGTAGATATTTCCGGTGAAGCGTTTCTGTTTATTTTCTTTAACCCTTCTAACTCAGCATTAATTTTCTTCTCATCAGCACCTGTTAATAATTTAAATGTTATTTCAGTTCCTGTTGATGGTAAAGTAAAATTAAATTCATTTACACCTTTTTTAAATAGTTTTGGGTTAATAAGTTTATTTTCAATAGTAGTTAAGTCAATATTATATTCCTCACCATCCCATTCAAATTTATAATCTTTACCATATCCTAGTATGCGAGCTGCTACTAATAAGGCGTTTTTATCGCCTACTATTAGGTCCTCATAACTTACGTCAGATACAATAAGTGATTTAATTAACTCATCTAATACCGTACCTTTACTAATGTAGTTTTGGTTAGTTAGTATGTCTTCTTCACGAGCAGTCATATACTTCATTTCAATTTTACCACTTGATAAAGGAGATGATTCAGAATAGATTAAACCTTGTGAAGGTAAGTCAACAGTTTCTGTTGGGGTTGAAAATTTATTTTCCATATCTTTTATTTGTTATAACTTTAATGTCATATATAAATATATAAAGAAAAAAGAAGCTCGCAAAACTTGCGAGCTCTTTTAAAATGTAATTTCTGGATTAGAAGTTTAATACGCAGTAATCAACAGCTACAGTCATTGTAAGGTTTACCGCTTGGTTTTCTGTATCCCAGTTGTAATCACCGAAGTTAGCTTCTGTTATAAATGCGCCTTTAAGAATCCATTCTCCTACAATATCTCCAACTGGTCCTAAAACGTCTATTACTAAGTCCTTTTTATAGAAATCAGAATATCCATCTCTACCAGTTACTGATTCATGGTGTAAGCGAACCCATTCCATTACTGACTGAGCACCTGAAGGTGTAATCGGGTCAAATAATGTCATTTGTATATTACCCCAAGTAGTTTTACCTTTAACTTTTCTATATACGTTAATATGGTTTAATGTTACTTCACCTTGAGTTAATGTTACAGCGTTTACTCCTTTAATTAAGTAACTAGGAACACCATCCATATAAAGGATGAATCTGTTAGCTTGTTTTGGTTCAAATGCTGTGAAAAATATTTCGTTTGCGTCTAGTATTGCCATGTCTTTTTATTTATTATAAATATCTATATAATTGATTTTTATGCTGGGAAAGTTGCTCCTGTTGGTGTAACATTGAAATCTAAGTAAATAAATTCAGCAGTTTTAGTAGGTTGTAAATAAATTTGTCCTACTAATTGGTTTCTATCAATTACAGCTGGTGTGTTATTGCTATCATCCATTATTACTTTAAACGCATACAATCCTTGTCTTTGTTGAACACTTTCTAAGTATGGGTTAACTTGGCTTAAGAATTGATTTCTTGTAGCGTTTGTATTTTGTTCAAATACTAAGTTATTAGCAACTTGAGAAATATAGCTCTTAAGAGAAATTAACAAACGGCGAACATTTACACGATCTAAAGCTGATGCTTGAGTTTGTAATGTTTTTTGTCCGTATACTACTACTCCAGTTCCAGGGAATGTAGCAATTGGATTTACTTTTCCTTGGTATAATACATCTCTATCACCTTGTGGTAAGCGTCTTTCAGCTCTAATCACTTGAGACAATCCACCTCTGTTTATACCCGCAGGTGCAAACCATGGTTCAGAAACACTATCATTGTAAGCGTATACTCCACCTATTACAGTTGAAGCTGGTACCCAAACGTTTTGTCCTGTAGCTGGGTCTTGAACTTGACACCATGGCCAGTATTCAGCAGCATATGATGTATTTCTAGTAGCGGCTTGAGTTGTAACTGTTGTAACACTTCCTGCTCCATAAGCTACTGGGTCAATAACGTAAATAGCATCTCCTCTGTTTTGAGTATTGGTTATAATTTGAGTTACTTGAGAAGTATAGCCAGCATCATATAAACCAGGAGTTAATATCACATTATATTTGTAATCATCTTGGTTAGCTAATAAAGCGATCATATCATTATAATTAGATCCTACTAAACCTTGAGTATTACTTCCATTAATACTATTATAAAAATTAGCTCCACCCATTATAGTTCCAACAGCTCCACCAAATGCACCACTAGCATTAATAGGTAAAGAAGCGGTATATGCTGGTTTAAATGATCCATTATTATCAAAATAATTTGGAGTTGTATAATTAACAGCACTTACTCTTACATATTTTGATTTGTTTACGTAATTACCAGTTAATTGTAAATATTTTGTTCCAGTGCTTGAATCAGTTTGTAAAGTATAATACTGATCACCTATCACTTTAGATACATAGTTTGATGAAAATGGATCTAAAGATAAATTAGTCCAAGTTTCTAAAACAGTTGGTTCTAAAGTAGTGTCATCACCTTTGCGAATTAATAAATCAAATGTTCCAGAAGATGTATTAGCGCTAGTAATTTGATAACGAATATTATCTGTTGATCCACTTGGTAATGCTCCAGCTGAGTCTTGAGAACTGTCGCTGTTCATTATAATACCTTCAGAAAGTGTTGATAAAGTAAAAGCAGTTGATAATATTCCAACTGAACCACCTCCTAAACTTGAGCTTGTTAAGAAAGCATTATTAGAAGCTCCAGCGTAAATATAGCTATTAACATTATATCCAAATCTAATTTCAGTACCATTTAATGCTGGGGCTGAACTTGATTCTCTACTTCGTATAGTAAGAAGATCTGTTGAAGCATTATATGAAGCTGAGAAATAAGGATATAGTTCGTTTGTAACACTATTAATAGAAGAACTATTAATAAATGCTGCCATTTTAGCACCCCACTCATCTATTGTTGGAGTTAATGACATACTAACATATCCAGTATTAGAACCAGCATCATATTCTTGCCATCCACCCCATGATGGTTGCAACCAATAATTAACAGTTTCACCAGAAATATTTGTTGGTACACTTATTTTAATTGTTCCACCAAAAGTTTGTCCAGCTCCAGAAGCTGTATAAGCACTTAGTACTGTAAATGAAGCTGAAGAAAAAGCACCTCCGGCACCACCTATACCATTTCCGATACTAGATGTAGCTGAGGTGTAAGATCCTGATACTACACGGGCTACTAATAATGATGTTCCACCATTATTAAAATAGTTGTAAGCTGCTATTGAGGTAAAATAAGAATATGTTTGAGCAGGACTACCACTTTGAAATGATGAACCAAATATTTGCTCAAACTGTGAGTATGAAGTAACAGCTGTAGGTAATTCTACTGGTCCTTTTACTGTTGGACCTATAATAACTGCTCCTGCGGTTATTGGGCCTTGAGATACGAATGAACTGTCATTCTCTCTTGCTAATACACCTGGTGATACTAAAGTTTCTGCCATGTTGTTTTTAAATTAATGTTTGTTTGTTGATAAATATCTTAAAGAATGTCAAAATCATGAGACCGGGATAAACTCTCCTTTTTCCAAATCAATATTTCCATCACCATACTTTTTTTGAAGTTCCTCAGCTATTGTGGTTTCATCTTCAATTTGTTTTTGAAGTTGTGATTTAAGAGTTTGTTTATCTAATTCTAAAAGTTGAATACGATACTCTACTGTTCCTAATGCTTGAAC